TATTTCAGAGCCAACCTCTTCTTTAGAACGAGAGCCTCCTTGTGATGCTTCTCCAATAACAGCTCCATTAAGTATCTTAGAAATCTTAGCAGAGCAAACAGTCATTAAACGTTCATATACTGTACCGTCTGATTTACCAGCTTCAATAAATTGAATTTCTTCATCTTTATCAATTACAGCATAAGAAGCTGTTGCCATGCTAATCAACATGTCTTCCATTCTGTTTAAAGAAGTAACGTCTTTAGATTGTGTTTTACCAACACGTAAAGGCATAGCAAAAAGCTCACAAAATTCACTCCAAGCAGAAAGTGCAAATCTTTGAAATAATATGTAAGGAGCACAGATATTTAGTAAGCCTAAATCGTTTGTTTCTCCAACTTCGATTAACCATTGATTAATTGCTGGATCAGTTCGGTATAAAATTCCCTTTTCGTCTCCTACTTTTGTGGTAATTATACCTTTCTCAGGCAAAACATGTTTACGATATACAAGTTCTAAATTGCTTATCAAACCTGTACTGTCAATGTCTTTAATTTCAATCAAAGAATGTCCCCACAATTTAGATTCTAAAGCAAGATTAAGCAATTGATTAAACCACATACTTCGAAGCATATTGGTTGCCTCTTCATTAGGTTTATTATTTACATCTAATAAATGAAAGTCAGTAGCAATAAAGCGTAATTTTCGCTTAGTTTCCCATTCTGCAAATACATCCCCATCTAAAACTAATTCTTCAAATAAACTATAAAGAAGTGTTCTTTTTGGATTTTCTGCATTTCCTGCTTGATTATTAGCTGCAGTCCAATCAGCTATCTTTTTTCTTCCTCTCGCTTTGTTTGAACGGATTAGTTGAGATACAACTCTATCAGGACGTTCAACAACTTCAGTTGTTGATTTACTGTTGTAACCTATTTGTTTCTTTGCCATAATTAAAAATATCTTTCTTCTTTTTCACTTGTAGAGCCATATCTTAATGGCGTGGTTGGATCGGTTGTTTTTGCTGGAAGCATTGGAGCAATGAATCCATCTGCTGTTTTTTCTAGCCAACCTAATGCGTTCTTTTGACGTGTTTCTCTCAATGTTGGAATATTATCAGGCATTATTGAAGCATGAGCATCATACAACAGAAGATCAACCATTGTTTTAGTAATGATTGGAATTTTAGCCAATGGATCAAAACATTTTTCTAAATCGTAACGAATGTTTAAATATCCAGCCATTTCACCCATTACATTGGCTTCTATTAAATCTAAATCAACTCCTGTTCCAACGGTCAACTCATCTAGTTCCTCTTGACGTATTACCGTTAATATGTCTGCTGTTGTTAAATATATCATGTCTTAAAATTTACGTGATTCTCTTTTGTTAAAACGAGCCTTTGTTTGTAATGAAGCTTTGAAAGAATCCAAATAATCAAAAGCATACTTGTCCGCATCAGGAGCATCATCATGTGTTTTATATCCTGGTTCAATTCCTTTCAATTGTTCCAAGCCTACTTGTGTGTCATTGTGCGCTTTTAATTTATTGTTGTAGTAAATCTTACCTTGCTCGTATTGCGGCAACATCTCAATCATACGATCATATTTATTGGTTTTAGAGCTGTCTATTTTAATAAGATTCAAGTTTATTTCTTGCTCGTCTTGTACCTCTTGAATCGTTTCTGTTACCGAATCATTCCAAAATTGAGATTCAAAACCAATTTGAATAGAAATTCCTATTGGTAAGTTCTTTTGAAAGTCTGCAATCCATTGAACAGCAACTTTTAATTTAGATTGCTTTACGAAACAGTCAATCAAATATTTCTTACCGTCATGCAGTCCCCAGATACGAATGGCATTGTAATCGCTTTTTGAATTTCCGCCATAAGCAACATCCCACCGTCCTGTAAAGGCGGTAAATGTTTTCAACCTTGGCAAATCTGCCCATTGAATCATTTTATCTGTGAATAGTTTACCTTCCGTGTGCGGTTGGTGGTTGTATTCAGCCATTGCATTGATTGTTCCAATTTCCAATTCTACCTCACGCCAAAATTGGGCTGTATATTTCTGGTACCATGTTGGTGCATACGTTACGGGATCATATCCATTTACTTGGTCAACATCCCAGTATTTATTCTCTTCTACAATTTTAGAGAAGATCATTCGAGGTGCGAAGTGATTTTGACAAATTAAAACACGTCTATTCTTATTGTCCATAGCAGGGATTACACCTGTTAAAAACCACTTAGAATATTCATCTTGTCTTTTCGGATTTTTAAGTGTTTCCTTTGTTTCCCAGTCATCGGCTGCAATATAATCAGGTCTATCAGCAACAACACGAATACCACGTGGGTCTTGTCCCATACCAATGGCTTTTGCTTTAAAACCTGAAACAGTTGTGAAAAATCCACTTTCCCAACTACCAGTTACTTTTTGAGCTCCAAAATCGTGAATGAGCAGTTTGTTGTGTTCGAATTCTGCTTGTAAATCTCCAAGTAATGTTGTTGCTTTTGTTTCATTTTGACCAACTACTAAGATGAATTTTATATCATCATTAATCCATAACCAAAGCGGAAGCAATACAATTGCTACAACTGATTTAGCATGTCCACGAGCCCATTTTAACCAACCTTTGTATTTTCCATTTCTTCGAACTTTACGAGCGAGTTTAATGTGAAATTCAGGAGTTTCAGCATCAGAATAATGTTTAAAATACGTTTCTACAAAGCGTTTAAAATCCTTTTTAGCTTTGTTTACACGATCTAATTGTCCGTTTTTTGTTTCGAATGGATTAATCTCATTTGATTCACTGATTGTGGAGCACAATAATGAATACCGTTTTAATGCATCTTTATCTTTATTGATGAAAGCAGCCATTTATTTACGTTTTGAAATGTGAGAAATAAAAGCCTGAGATAATTCAGCAAATCGGGTTAAATCGGCTGGACTTGTATGAGAAGTGAATTCGATAAACTCCTCGAAAACTTCTACATACTTATAAATTGGTTGGTGTGAGAAATGTTCTATTTCCTTTCTTATGACACCTTTTGCATCGCTCAACTCCTTGGTAGGCACACCTTTAAAATCAAGTTCAATTTTTTGATTAATGGCTCTTAATTGATTGTATGAATCCTGTAGTAATTGAGCACGAGTAATTGTTTGAGAGTTTTTTAAATCTTCCCATTCATCCAGTTCAATCCAGTTGCGTAATGTCTTTTCAGTAACATTAACCTGCAGCGCAATTTCCTTTCTAGTCATCGTTGATTTAACGAATAGACCTTTGGCTAAAATCTTCTTTTCGGCATTCTTCATACTTCAAATGTCGCACCTATATAGGCTAAAAAAAAACAAACATTTTAATACGGTAAATTCTCAAAACCATTATGTTACAGTTTTGTATTCGTTGTGTTTTCTTAATTTTTTAACTCCAAAAAAGCCCCTAATCTTTGTAATCACGAAAGACGAATTAAGTCGAACATTTAAAACGAAAATATGTTTTTACAAGCGGAAGGAAATGAAGTAAAATTATACGGTACAATTTGGTCGGGTGACGGTCAGTATATTGTAAATGAACTTGCTCCAATCCTTAAAAAGAATACGGATGTAACTGTAAGACTTCATACACCAGGAGGATCTGTTTTTGATGGAAATTTAATTTTTAACGCTTTAGCTCAATCAAAATCAAACATTCATATTGTAATAGATGGTTTAGCAGCTTCAATGGGTTCAATCTTAATGTTGGCAGGAAAGAAAGTATCAATTGCAGAAAACGCCTTTATAATGATTCACGCACCAAGTGGAGGAGCACAAGGCGGAGCGAAAGACTTTACAAACATTGCTAAATTATTGACTTCCCTAGAAAGTAACTTCATAAAAAAATATGTTGCGAAAACAGGTAAAACACAAGAAGAGATATCTGCTTGGATGCAAGGTGATAATTGGTTTTCTGCAGATGAAGCATTATCTGCAGGTTTAGTAGATGAAATTATTGATCCCGTAATTGAAAATTTAGACATCACTGCCTACACGGAATTTAATATGGTTGCACTTGCAAAAGCATTTGAGCCTTATGATGTAAAAGCAGAGGAAACAACTCCTCAATCCAAAAAAGTAACAATTTCTAAAACAAATACAAAAATGAAACTAAACGCCAAAAGTTTAGAAGTTCTTGGTGTGTCAGCTGATGCAACAGAGGAACAGATCAATGCTGCTATTGAAGCTAGTCATCTAAAAACAAGAGATGCTGAAGCTAAATTAGAAAAGCATAGAAATGATCAAGTAGAAGCATTGGTTTCTACAGCGGTTGCTGAAGGAAAAATTCTTGCATCCGAAAAAGATGAATACAAAGAATTAGCAGTTGCAAATTTTGAATTAGCATCTAAAACACTTGCTAAATTGTCTCCAAAGAAAAGTGTTATAGCTTCTTTATCAACAGAAGGTAGACAATCAACTGAGATAACAGGACGTGAAAAATGGACTTTTCAAGAATGGTCTAAACAAGACACGAAAGGTTTGTTGGAAATGAAAGCAAACGAGCCTGATGCTTACAAGGAATTGTGCGATAAGTCAGGAGTCAATTTTTAGTAAATAATCAATAAAGTTTAATAAAATGAAAAATTTAAAAGGAAAATTCTACGCAGTATTTGCAATTGCAATGTTAACTGTAGTAGTAACAGCAATGACAGGATTCAATTTCTTGGCAACTGGAGGAGTATTAACGGCTTTGTCATTTCTTCCGAGTGGAGAAGTAGGAGTTGCATTAATAGGGTTAAATAAAGAAATTTGGACGACCGATTTAATGGAAGGATTCTACGAAGACGACTCTTTCTTATCTGAAATGGTAGATATGTCTGCATTTGTTATGAATGATATTATCAACTTGGCAGAGGCAGGTGTTAATCCTGATGTTTTAGTGAATAATACTACTTATCCTATTCCATTTGCACAGCGTTCTGACGTTCCTTTAGCTTTGACTTTAGATACTTATGACACCGAGAATACTGAGATAAAGTCTATTGAAACCGCAGAATTATCTTATGATAAAAGAACTTCAGTAATTAATGGACATAAACAATCTCTTAGAGATGTATTTAAGGAAAAAGCAGTCCACAATATAGCACCGACTACAGATACTATATTAACACCAATTGTATTGGCTACAGGTGGAGATAATGGTGACGGCTTAAAAAGATTAACCTTTAAGGATGTTATTTCATTAAGAACACGTTTTAATAAAGCTAAAATACCTGCACAAGGTAGAATTTTAATCTTGTCATCACAACATGAAGAAGATTTATCCATCGAGAATGTGACTTTATATAACCAAGTGACGGACAAAGGGGTGATGTATGGCTTTAAACTTTACTTCTTGTCTGATGATTCAATGCCGAAATACAATAAAACTACAGGGGTTAAAAAAGCATACGGAGCAGCTGCTGCGCCTTCAACTGATTCAAGTGCATCGGTAGCATTTTATAATAAAGAGGTTATGAAAGCGCAAGGATCTGTTGACATGTTCTCAAGAGAAAAAGATCCTGAATTACGTAGCGATATGATTGGTTTCCAAATGAGAGGTTTATCAATTCCAATTAGAAATAAAGGTATTGCTTCTATTTACTCTCCAGCAGTCTAATATTATAAGATGGAGCATTGCTCCATCTTTACCAACTAAAAAACGATAAAAACGCACCAAGCATGAAACTCGCAGATTCAATTATACAAGTAGCTCAATCACAATTAGGAGTGCAAGAAATGCCAAAAGGCAGTAACGCAGGTCCACAGGTAGAAATCTATCTCAAGAGCGTAGGATTAGGAAAAGGTTTTGCTTGGTGCATGTCGTTTGTTTATTGGGTAGTCAAAGAATCGTGTGCAAAAACAGCTCATCCAAACTTACTCTTAAAAACAGGAGGAGTAATGGCACAATGGAATAAGTGTATTAATCTTCGAGTAATCAAACCGCAAGAAGGAGACATATTCATTATGGATTTTGGAAAAGGAACAGGACATACTGGAATTGTCACAAAAGTACTTCCTAATGGAAACATTGAAACAATTGAAGGAAATACAAACGATGACGGTTCTAGAGAAGGATATGAAGTTTGTAAAAGAATCAGAAAAATTTCGACCTGTAAAGGGTTTTTAAGAGTGGATATCTAATGGAAAATCTTTTTATATACGTAATAGGACCAGCTGTAACAATTCTTTTAACATGGTTAACAGCTATGAGGAAATACAGAGCTGAAACCAAAACAGACGAACTGGCAAATGTTACTGAAGCAATTAAAATTTGGCGTGAACTCGCTGAATCGTTCGAATCGAAATTAGCGGAAAAAGAATCGGCATTCAAAGAGTTAAAATCACAATTAGAATTCATTACTAAGCAGAATGGAGAAATGATTGAGAAGATGACGGCACTCGAAAAAGATTACAACAAGCTTCAAAAAAATTACAACGATCTCAAAAACTCATTAAAATAATGAAAACGCTTTTTTTCATAGTAGCCGTTGTTTGTGTAACACTTTCGAGTTGTAGGACTGTCAAAGATAAGTCCTCAACTTTGGAGGTGCAGCATATCAAAGATTCGGTAAACATTATTCATTCTCAAATTATTGATACGATTCACGTTCCAACTCAAAAGATAAACGGATCTATTCCAGTTAGTGTTTTGAAACAATTAGGAGAGTATTCAATTAATAAAAATGGACTTACCACACGAGTGGTTTATGTTCACGATACATTGGAGATTGAAACCACAAAAGATTCAACAATGATCTTTACGATTAGAGAACTGTTCAAAGAATACTCCTCAAAATCCAATTATCAAAACAAAGCAATTCACCAGGATAAATTCACCAAAATTGAACGATCTAAAAATAAATTCCGAGCTCCTTTTTGGGTGTATTTAACCCTGTCATTAGCATTATTTATCACAATTTACTTAATTATTAAAAAGGTCATACCATGAGTAAAATAGCATACAACGAAGCAGATGTTAAACATGTGTTTAGTATCAATCCAACAATTGATCATGTATTTGTAACTGCAGACGATCATATTTTCATTCCAAAATCAATAGGTTTTTGTAAATCTCATTGCAAATTAAACAATATCGAATCACAAAAAGTGTATCGGTATGAAGTTGAAGAGGAGTTGGAACAGGAAGCTTCAAAAGAAAATACTCCAGCAACTTCTACTGAAGAAAAACCTTTAGAAGAATTATCATTGGCAGAATTAAAATTGATTGCACAAAAATTTGACCCTCGTTTTACAACGACTAAAAAGGTAGATGCAATTGCTTTTATCAATTCAGCAAAAGGAACGGTTGAGCCAAAAAAATCAGAAGATTTAGACCAAGAGCTTGATCCAGTTAAAACTCCAGTAGATTCTACTGAAAATACAGAAGAATAATGTTAAACGATGTAGTAATAACCAAAGTAAGTGGCGGTTTAGGTCGTACAACTTCTTCTACTGACATGATCAGTGGATTGGTAGCTAGTGCTGTAGATGTAATAGGTGGAATGCAACTTGGAACAGTCTATAAATTTCAACGCGTCGATGATGCAATTGCTATTGGAATAGATGAAGCATACGACACAACGAATGTAATTCTAGTTTATGAGCACATTAAAGAGTTTTTTAGAATCAATCCAAACGGTGTTCTTTGGTTTATGGCTGTCGCTAAAACAATATTATTCAAGGATATTGTTGATCCGACAAATGCTTCAGGTGCAAAGAAGTTATTAATTGCTTCAGGAGGAGATATTAATCAATTAGCAGTTGCTTATAACCCAACTGTTCCAGTTACTACAGACGCTGCTTTACTATTAGCAATTGCTAAAGCGCAGTTATTGGTAGCTGCTGAATTTGATTTACATCGTCCAGTACATATTCTTTTGGAAGGTGCTGGGTTTGACTCTGCAGATATAACTGATTTACATACTTTATCTGCTCCTGGTGTTTCTGTAATGATTGGTCAAAATAAAACAATAGCTGCTTCAAACTCAATATTTGAAAGATATGGAGCAGTTGGTACATTATTAGGTGCCGTCTCTTTAGCTGCGGTACATGAAGATGTCGCTTGGGTAAGAAAGTTTCCTTTATTAGGGGATAATCTTCTTGATTTCTCAATCATGAATGTTGATTCTTTGACTTTATCTGAATCATTGAAAAACGATATTAATACTGCAGGTTATATTTTCTTTAACCGTCCAGCTCGTAAAACGAATATCTACTTTAATGATTCACACACATGTGCTGAAGTAACTAGTGATTTTCTATTTATTGAAAATAATCGTACAATCAATAAAGCAACACGCTTGATTTATGATGCCTTATTACCTGATTTGAATTCACCAGTTTATGTGGACTCAGTAACAGGGAAACTTTCTCCAGTAGTTGTTAAAGCTATGGAAGCAATTGGAAATAGAGCGATCAATGAAGGTATGCAAAAGGCTGGTGAATTATCAGGCTTCACATTTGAAATTGATGAATCACAAAATATTCTTTCAACCTCTGAATTGGCGTGTGAACTTTCAATTACACCGACAGGAACAGCTAGAAAGATTTCTGTTAAAATAGGATTTACAAACCCTTTTAATTCTTAAATAAAATGAATCAAGATTTACAACCAATGATTAATGGAGTGAGACACTCTTGGTCATCAGTTCGAATTAACATGTTGGGTAGAACCATTACAGGAGTAGCATCGATTGATTATGATGACACTTTGAATATTGAAAACCTATACGGAGCTGGAAACATGGTTTCACACCGTGGAAATGGAAACTACGAAGCTGCATCGGCTCTTGAATTATTTCAATTTGAAGTTGTTGGAATTCAATTAGCTACTGCGGGACAAAGAATTCAGTCTATTCCTCCATTTGAAATAGTAGTTTGTTACCTACCTGAGGGACAAGATGTACTTGTAACAGATATTATTAGAAATGTACAATTCAAGAAAAACGCTCGAAGCCTTAAACAAGGTGATACAATGAGTAAAGTGCCTATGGATTTAATTGTATCAGATATTAAGTGGCATGGTCAAACTGCAGTTTAAGCAATAAATAGAAATAATATAAAACACGTAGAGATTGGTTTTTCTACGTGTTTCAAACAACAACAACAACAACAACAACAACAACAACAACAACAACAACAACAACAACAACAACAACAATGAAAATACAAACAGAAAACACAGAAGAAGCAAAAGCACCAGTAATCGCTTTTACATTTAA